CCAGTACGGACCGTACTGAGACGGTGGCCAGGTCGGTTTTCAGTGGCATAGTCCCGAATCCCAGGCCGGCCAAGAACAACGGGTCCAACCATTTGGATGCCATCAGGTATCGCCTGAACACCTTGTTGCCAAATGCGTCCGAATTCAAGATTGACAAGCTTAGAAACCAGACATCGAGCTTGCTGGCTCAAATACGCCCGCTTGTGACGATCCCGGACGTCAAAGCGTGGTTGGAGTCCACATCTTACTCGACACGCCGTCGGTTGGCCATTTTCGACGGATGGCTTTCCGGTGCGAAACGGAACAACAGTGCATTCATAAAATCCGAGAGCTACCCCACGTTCAAACCCCCTAGGGCGATTGTGAATGCCTCACAGGCCTATAAGAACATTGAGGGGCCTGTTGTTCAGGCTGTGGACGAGCAGCTCAAGAAATTCAAGAGCTTTCTCAAGGATGTCCCTGTGTCCAGCTGGATGGGCATTGTCACCCAGGATTTCGAATCGCTCCCTGGTATGACCTTCGTGACCGACTTCACGTCTTTCGAATCATCCCCGTCGAAATCTATTAAGAACGCGGTTGAGAACCAGTTTTACGACCACGTTCTGAGGTTTTACCCCGACATCGCGGCAGTTCTCACCGAGGAGCAGACTAAAGTGCGGTCCTTTGTCCTCGGTAGTCGGAGATATGCCCGGCAAGGAGGGCGATTTTCGGGTGACCAACGCACGAGCCAGGCCAACACTCTGCTCAACTACATCGTCAACTTGTGCGTCCTCAGTGATGCCGGAGTGGACCAGTCTAGAATATTCATCTCCGGTGACGATGGTCTTATTCGTGTCCCATGGGGAACGAAATTGGAACCTAGCATGTGGGCGCAGTATGGTTTTAACATTAAGATCGTCCAAACCGATGTGCTCACGTCCGGGTTCTGCGGATTTAGGGCAGTGCACACGGACCGGGGATATGAGAGATTCTCCAATCTGGCGGTCAGTGTGGCGGACTTCGTTTGGTGTGACAAAGC